TGTTAATATATATATTGGTGTTGACCCAGCCTCAACGATTACTACTCGTAGTGATTATTCCGTTATTATGGTTTTGGGCGTTACTAGCGATTATGATTATTACGTTATTGAATATTGGCGTAAAAGAGTCTTACCCATGGAGTGTGCCGATGAGATATTTAAAATCGCTGAAAGATATTCGCCAATCAAAAGAATAAACATTGAAACAATTGCGTATCAAGAAATGTTGCGTGATTATATTATGAAACGTAGTAAAAGAGAAGGTTTGTTTTTACCAGGAATTGAAAAAGGTGTTAAGAATTATAACTCAAAAAAGAAAGATAGATTGTTTGAAGGACTGCAACCTATGTTTAAAGCTGGAGCTGTTCATCTTAAAAAACAACATCATGAATTTATTGATGAACTTATTGATTTTCCAAAGGGCTCTCATGACGATATTATTGACTCTTTTTATTTAGCAACACAATGGGCCAAAGGAAATTCTAAGGCTGGAACTATAAAAAAAGAAAAAAATAAAGAAGGGTCTTGGATGAAACCTAGAAAAATGTACGATTGGATGACAGGAAGAAGGATTTAAGCTGATTTGTTATTTAACATAATTTATTCTTATATTATACACTGTGATTAAGGAAGATTTTAGAGCAAAAGAAATTCGAGAGATGTTTGACCGCTGGTCTAACGCAAGAGAGGACTGGGATGTTGCTGCTCGTGAAGATATAGATTTTTATTTGGGCAACCATTTTAGTGCAGAAGAGTCAGACGAACTTGCTTCTCGTAATCAGTCTGCAGTACCTATTGACAGACTGTATTCTGCTATTGAACAATTTAAAGCAATTATAACATCAAAACCTCCAAAGTTTTCAGCTGTTGCAAGAGAAGACTCTGACACTAAACTAGCAAACGTATGGAAAGTTATTCTTGAGTATATATGGGATTTATCAGATGGAGATGAGCAGTTTAAGCAAGCAGTTCATGATTACACTGTTACAGGCCTAGGATATTTTTATGCCTATATAGATAAAGAAGCTGATTATGGTCGTGGTGAAATAAAATTTAAACATTTAAATCCTTTTAAAGTTTATGTTGACCCTAATTCAAGAGATAGGTATTTCGACGATGCTTCTGGAATGATGGTATCACATGTAATGAGTAGAATGCAACTTTTAGATGCATATCCACAATTAGGTCAGCCTATAGAAGAAGGTGAAGAAAAATTATTAATTGACAGTATTGAAACAGTGTCAGAAGAAGATTGGCCTGACAATACAAACAAAAGAACTATGGGGTCATTTACTCCTGATGTTGTTAAAGACTATGATTATCAAGGCTCAAATGAAAAATACAGATTAATTGAATATTATTCAAAAGTTAAAGTTCCATATTATAGAGTTTTAGATAAAAGAACTAATCAAGAAAAAATTATTGAAAAAGAACAGTTTGACGCTATGTCACAAGAAGGTCAATTTATTAATGCTATAGAAAAAGGTTTAATTGATTTTGTTGAAGTTCAACAAACAAGAATTAGACAAACATGTTCAGTTGGGCAAATTGTATTATATGATTTAGTTTTAGATACAGACATATACCCAATTGTGCCAGTTCCAAATATTTGGACAAACACTCCTTATCCAATGAGTGATGTAAGAAAAAATAAAGATTTTCAAAGGTTCCTCAATAAGACGGTGTCGTTAATCACATCGCACGCACAGGCTAGCTCAGGACTAAAACTTCTTATACCTCAAGGAAGTGTTCAAGATATTGAAGAGCTCGAAAGAGATTGGGCTAACCCAAATGCCACCCTCGAATATGATGCTTCTTTTGGGGAACCGCATTTTCCTGCACCACAACCATTGAGCAGCTCAATAATGCAGCTACCTACAATGATTGAAAAATATATTGATTTGAATATGGGAATATTTGAAATGATGCAAGGTAATGCAGAGGCAGCACCAAGAACATCTTCGGCAACAATGATGATGGAAGATTTTGGTCAAAGACGTTCTAAGTCTAAATTAAGAGATGTTGAGGGCTCACTAAAAAGAATTGGAAAAGTTGTATATAATTTATCTAAATCACATTATAACTTTCAAAAAACATTTAGAATATCGCAGCCAAATAACGATATAAATGAATTTACAGTTAACAAAAGACTGTATGATGATAAAACAAAAGAATTACAAGCAATTGAAAATGAAATTTCAGTTGGACAATTTGATATTAGAGTAATTGGTAACTCAACAATGCCATCAAATAAATGGGGAGAATGGGAAATATATATGCAAGCTTATCAGTCAGGACTTATTGATAAAGTTGAAGCTCTCAAGAAAACAGATATATTTGATAAAGAAGGTGTATTGTCAAGAACAGACCAAATTATGCAATTGCAACAAGCATTGCAAGGTGCTCAACAACAAATTAAGAAAGTTTCAGGCGACTTACAAACTGCACATAGAGAATCTATACAGGCACGTAAGCGTACTGAGGTAGAAAAATTCAAAGCAGAGCTTAACAAAGAATCTTCTGATAAGAAAGCTGAAGATAAGCTCGCTATTGGTAGACTAAAAGATGCGGTCAAACTGGAGTCAGAGAAATTGCGTGTAGGCAGTCAAGCTCAGTTACGACAACAGAAATCGCAAAAGGAGAAGTAAAATGACAGACGCATATGAAGATGGGAATCCTCAAGTTGAGGGTCAACCTATTGATAATGTAGGGCAAGATGAAGGGCAAAACGTAAGCGAGAGTTCAGGACAAAATTTGGAAGAACAGGTTAAATATTTCCAATCAGAAAAGGATAAACTCGCTAATGAAAATCAAAATCTAAAAAAGTATGAGTCCATTGGGAAATTGCTACAAGCGAGACCAGATATTGCAAACACAGTTGCAACAATGGTTCAAGGCGGTCAACCCCAAAATGTTGGACCTCAACGAATTGAATTAGAAAAAGATGACTTTGACCCATGGGAAGCCTATAATGACCCGAAATCTAAATCGTATAAGTTTAGACAGCAAGAGCTACAAGACAGTATTGGACAAGCTGTAAACCAAAGGATGGCAGGCGTAATGAGACAACAAGGAGTTCAACAATTGAAGGGTAACCTTTTACAGCAAGGATTAACTCCTGCTGAAGTTGATTCTTTTATGAATTTTGCTGCTAAAAATCCTTCGGAATACGGAGTTGAAGGTGCTGTTAAAATGTGGAGAGCTGTTATGAACGAAGGCCAAGGCACAGTTGCAGCTGAAAACCCACTTGATAATGTTAGACAAACGCAAGAAACCCCAACACCTGGTGGTATATTGCAAGGTCAACAACCTCAAGCTAAAAGCGGAAAAGATGAAATGTGGGATTCAATTGTAGGTGCTGGTAGCCGAACTAACGTTTTAAAATAAATAACTAAGGAGAATAAATAATGGCTACTTATAATAGTGGACAAGTAAAATTTGGAACTCCTGGTAGTGCAACCGTTGATAGTGCTTCTATGAGCACAAGACGTCTGTACGACTTTAGCGATAGGGTCGCAGAATTGTCACCAGAAGAATCTCCATTTTTTGTTTACTTGTCAAAAGTTGCAAAAGTACCAACATCAGATTCACAGTTTCGTTTTTTAGAAGACAGAACAAAAGTGCACATTACAGACAGAAGCTTTTTCATAGATGGAACCCATACTTTGGCAGCTCCAGGTGGAAGCACAAGTATTACTGTTGAGGCTGCAAAAGGAAGTTCTGATACTGATGGAAATGTAAAATGGCTTATAAAAGGCATGGTGGTACAATTTGCTCAAAATGTAAATTCAGGAGCCGATACAGAGGCACTAACTCAAGGTATTGGTAGAATAGAAAGCGTTACTCATAATGCTGCAGACACAACAATAAATGTTACTACAATTCAAGCATCAGCTGGAGATAGTTCTACTACTCTTCTTGATGATGAAGGTGAAGCAGTAGTAATTGGAACTTCTTATGAAGAAGGCTCAGGTGCTCCTGATGTATGGTCTCAAAAGCTTGATAATGATTATGGTTATACCCAAATCTTTAAAACAGCTTGCGAAATGTCTAATACTGCAAGAGCTACTGTATATAGAGGATACGCTGATGAATGGGCACGATTATGGAATCTTAAATTAAGAGAACATAAAGTGGACATTGAAAGAGCAATGCTTTTTGGTATGAGAGGTGCTCAAAATGGCATCTATTATTCTGATGGTATTGTTGGGCATATTCTTAAAAATGGCACAGCTACAGATGGCTCTATTGGAAGCTATTCTGAAGGAGTTCCATATTTAGGAACATTTGCTGCAAGCGAATTAACTTACGATGGGCTTCTTGGAGCTTTTGAAGTTATGTTTGACCCTGCAAGGGGTGGCTCAAGCAGTAAATTATGCTTAGCTTCTCTTCCAGTAGTGTCTCACTTTAACAAACTAAGCGGTTTTATGGAAAATAGTTTAGTTGCAAATGAGACTATATATAACTTTGAAGCATCTAAAGGTGCATTCGGTCATAAAGTTATGAAGGTTGAAACAGTTCATGGTGATTGTTCAATAGTAAAAGAACCATTGTTCAGAAATAATGCTTCTGGACATATGTGTTTTGTTGACCTTGACCATGTATCGTATAGACCATTGGTTGGTAACGGTGTTAATCGAGACACTTCAATCACAACAAATGTGCAACAGGCAGATGAAGACTTACGAAAAGATATGATTCTTACAGAAGCAGGTCTTGAAGTATCTCTTCCTGAAACACATGCGTTGATAAATCTGGAGGCATAAATGAGAAGTGATGTAAATAATAAAAGTAGTAATGACTACCAGGTAAGTCCCGATTTTATTCAATTTGGACATGATGGTGCTTATAAGTTAACAGCTGTTTCGGCAACAACTGCAGTTATTCCAGTTACAGCTGCTACAGTTACGACAGCACAAATAAAGCAACCAGCAGGAACAATATTAAAAGACTTGTGGGCTATACCTGCAGGAAATATTGTAACAGCTGGAGCTTCTGGTGACGATGTTGATTTTGACTTAGGTACATCAGCTTATGGCGGTCAATTAATAAATGAAAAAGCTATCCTTGATGATGGTGGTTCAGCAGTTACATGGGCAGCTAATGCTCCATTGAGAATTATTTCAAACTCAAATGGACATGCTGCAAATGCATTTCTTTCTACTTCTGTAGAAGATGCGGGTGTTATTGGTGGGCCAGCCACAAGTGAAGCTATTGCTATAGAAGCAACTTTGTATAGTGCGTCTGACAGGGTATTGTATGCAAGTTTAAAACCTCTTGCTAATGACCTTGCTACTGCAGCTACAACAGTTAAGTATATAGCAGTATTCATGTACTTATAAACCAAAGCAATAAGGTTTAATAGTTTTGTAGAACTATGGGGTAGGTCGTATAAAGGGCTTACCCCCAATCTACTAAGAATTTCATAACATTTAAATTGGAGAAAATATGGCAACAACATTAAAAACATATATTGTAGATGCAGCTGGTGGAAAAACTCAAGCTGATGCACCTTATGATGATATAGCTACTTTTTTAGGAGATGATATAGGTACAAAGACTAAAATATCTACTACTCGACTAAATGGAGATAGAGTGTTTATAGTTATTACCAAATCAGTATCATAATGGCTAAGAAAAAAGGATTATGGGCAAATATACACGCTAAGCGTAAACGTGGGGAGAGACCTGCTAGGCCTGGTGAAGAAGGTTATCCTAAAACACTCGACATTGAAAAGTATAAAAAAGGTGGACCTGTTAAAGGCTCTGTTGCTGATTTAAGGCAAATAGCAAAAGAATTAATTAAAGCATCAAAGATGCACAAAGCTCAATCTGAAAGAGTGTTGAAACATGCTGAGTCAATGAATATGCAAAAAGGTGGAATGTTGTATGGGCCATCGCACAACAATGGAGGTATACCAATTGAAGCAGAAGGTGGAGAATATGTAATTAGAAAAGATTCAGTTAATCCTCAGACGGAAGCTGTTTTGGAATATATAAACGAATATGGTAAATTACCAGTGCGGGATGCACGTAAAAGGGGGAAAAAATAATGCCAAAAGTAGGAAAAATGAGATTTCCTTATACAGAACAAGGTATGAGAGATGCTCAAAATTATGCAAAAGAGTCGGGAAAACCCATGGAAATGGAAGGTGGAGGAATGCTACCAAAATATGGACATGGTGGAATGGTTGGAATGCCAAAAAGACCAATGATGCCAATGCGTAGAGGCGGAGGAAGAACAATGAATCCGTTAATGGCTAGAGCTTTAGCAGGTCAAATGGCTAAAATGAAAAAAGGTGGAAAAGTTAATAAGCCTAAGATGACTAATAAGTTAAAAGCAGAGCTTATGATGGAAGGGTTAAAGAAGTACAAGGGCAAAAAACGTAAAGGAGCTAAAAAGTAATGGCAAATGAATATGATTATCCTGTTTATGATGCAGGTGGAAGAGTTGAAACATATAAAGAAGGTGGAAAAGTTAAAGAAGATAAAAGGTTGAAAGACTATAGAAGAGCTAAAGAAGATGGCTTGGATAAAAAAACTGATATACGTTCTAAAAAAATTATGGCTGAAATTGAAAAGAAAAAAGAGCAAGCTCTAGATGAAAAAGGAGGAGTTAGACCTGGTAAGTATGGGGTTAGAAAAGCAACTAAAGGTGTTAGGAAACCTTCTCCACAAGGAACTCCTCGTGAAGAGGCTATTAAAAAAGCACGTGAAAAAGCAAAAAGAAAAAAGAAGTAATGCCGATTTTTGTTTTTAATAAAGATGACGGAAAGGTTGTAGAGGTAAAAGAAACTCCACAAAAGTTTGACGATACAAGAAACCATGTAAACATGAGAACAACTTGGAGTGGTCAAACAAAAATTGAGTTTAGTTCTACAAC